ACAACTTCACCCGCTAATAACAATGCCAACAATTGAAGCAGGGCAAGACCCTATTGATAATTCTCCTGAAGCCCTAGAGGAACAGGGGAAGATTGATCAGGCTCGATCTGAGTTGTATGACGAAGCAGCTGGTAAACAACCAGGGGCTCCTGAAGAAAACTTGATCCTTGGCAAGTATCAAAGCCAAGCCGATCTGATCGACGCCTACAAAAACCTGCAACGCGAGAACGAACGCTTGCGTTCAGATGACGATGAGGACGACGATGAGGACGACGGTCCTGAAGGCTATGACAGGGATGACGAGGATGACGATGACGAGGATGACGACAATCAGCTAACGGCTGAGGACGCTTCTCGCATTCGCTCAAGCATCTTTGATCAGGTCGGCGGCCAGGAACGCTATCAAGCGTTGATGGGTTGGGCCAGCCAAAACATGAACGAAGCCCGAACGCAAGCCTTCAACGATGCGTTGGATTCAGGCAACGAAGGTTCGATCCTTTCTCAACTGAAAGGGATCCAATATGACCACATGATGGCAACAGGGTATGAGCCCAAGTTGACCGGTGGTCGTGCTCCATCAAACGAGATCCGTGGCTATGCCTCTGAGGCGCAAGTCATCAAAGCAATGCAGGATCCTCGTTATGGAAGTGACCCTGCCTATGTCAAAGAAGTAGAGCAACGCATTGCTGTCAGTGATGTTTTCAACAAGCGTTTTAATTAGGCGCTAAACGTTGTAATAATGGGGACAGATTCAACAACCACTGAGTCTGTCCCTAGGCCGCATTGCGTACCCTGTTGACAGATGTGGGGATTGCGTGATGCACCAGTTGATCACTGCACACACTCTCAACATTGCCACTCATGGCTGCTCCATCACTAAATCTTTCCAATCCCGGTGTCATTAATGGCGACGGCGGCGATTGGAGTAAGGACAACGCACTTTTCTTGAAGGTTTTTTCAGGGGAGGTGCTAACTAGCTTCAAACGAGCCTGCATATTCGAGGATCTTGTCCAGACTCGTACCATTCAAAATGGACGATCTGCACAGTTCCCTGTTACTGGCCGCTTCACGGCTAAGTATGCAACTCCAGGCGAAATGCTTGTGGGTCAGGGCGACATGGCTCAGAACGAGGTTGTCGTTCGGATCGACGATTACTTAGTGGCAGACGCGTCACTGTATTCATTACAGGAAGCTAAATCCCACTACGATATTCGCTCGATCTACTCAACAGAATTGGGGCAGGCTTTAGCCCGGACCCACGATAAACGTCTTGCACGGACCCTTGCAATTGGTGCCCGTACTTCAACATCTGACCTCACTGCTGATTTACCAGCAGGTCTCAGCCCTGACGATCCTTACCGGACCGGAACGGTTGTTGACATCAACAAGGCAACCCCAACTGCTGATGATTTAGTAGCCAGCGTCTTTGCTGCTGCTGAAGCATTGGACATGAAGGACGTCAGCAAGGACGGTCGCGTTCTTGTTTGTACTCCTGAATCCTTCTATACGTTGATTCAAAGTTCACGCGCTGTGAACTATGACTTCAACCAACAGGGAACTAACGGTTCCTACAAGGAAGGTCAGATCGCAAGGTTGGCTGGCTTCTCTATCTACTCAAGCAACGATATTGCCCAAGGCAATGTCACTGCTATGACAGGCGAGCAAGGCTATGTCAGCAATGGCAGTGTTGTTAAATCAACTGCCGACATGACAAACACTAAAATGCTTGCATTCCAAAAGGGTGCAGTAGGTGTTGTCAAGTTGCGTGATCTCAGCATGGGCATGACAGGCAATGATTACGATATCATGTACAATGCAACACTGATGACAGCTAAGTTTGCTCTCGGTGTTGGTTGTCTGCGTCCTGAGTGCTGTGTTGAAATTACCAACTCGCTGTAGTCTTAAGTAGCTGGCTCAGCCGGTGAATAGGGGACTAACTTAGGAGGCAGCAATGCCTCCTTTTTTCATGGCAACAACTATCAAGGTTGACGGCACCATTGCCCCCTTCACTTGGCAGGACGATCAACTTCTTGACGAGGATTCACTTGTTGATTTCTACGTGCAAGCAACAAACCTCGTTGACACCTTCGTACCTGGAAGCACCGTTGGCACAGGCGGCGATGTGAAGGTTTCTGCTCCTGCAACCAAGGCAGCTAAATGACAGAGCTGGAATCGGTCAACACGATTCTTGCCACGATTGGAGAGGCCGGTATTTCCAGCCTCTCTGAAAGTGTCAATGAGATCACCGACTCCGCTTTGGCTCAGCGCACCTTGAAAGAGGTATCGCGTGACGTTCAATCAGAAGCGTGGAGTTGGAACACTGACGAGCAAGTGGACTTCAGTCCAACTGCAGCCGGTACTTATGTGGTGCCAGGGAACGTGTTGGTTTTGGACTTCTCCCCCAACACCTACCCCGACACTCAGTACGTGTTGCGTGGAAAGCGGATCTATGACCGCAACAACCACACGTACAGCATCGGTGCCATCAACGGCAATGCACAAATCAGAGCAGCGCAAGTTGTTTCTGCTTTGGAATGGGATGAGCTGCCACATGCTGCGCAGCAATACATCACCATTCGCGCAGCCCGCATCTTCTCTGATCGGTATGTAACCAGCTCGATCGTCTTCACCTACACCGTTGGTGATGAAGACCAGGCTCGGACCATGTTGATCCGCGCTGAAGAGAACACTTTGAACAACAACTTGCTCTGGGGCAATGACCGAGGCATGGGCCAGGGCATTGGATACATCCCAGCAGGTGGCAACCGTTATCGGTATTACTAAATGGCCCGCGCTAAATCATCGTTCCGTAAAGGGAAGACGCCTAAGAACACGTCTTCCCCAATCCGTCGTGACCTAGACACGCTTATCCAGGGTGTGTCTCAACAACCTCCACACCTTCGCCCTCCAGGCACTGGTGCGGAACAAGTCAACGGATGGTCTAGTCCTATTGAAGGACTGACTAAGCGGAACGCAGCGCGGTTCCAAGCAAAGGTATTGGAAACACCAGCTACTGATTTTTATCTGGAGCTGTTGGACATCCAACAAGGTGAGCAGTATTCAATCCTCACCCGTCCAGGCGCAACAGATCAAACGATCCTTGAGGTTCGCCGTTTAAACGAGACGCCAACAGTTCAGGTCCATGGACTTGGGATGAGCGGCAACGGTAATCAGATCACATGCACAAAGGAGTCGTATCTCTATAACGATCCTGGTGCTTTCTATAAGGACTATGTCCTGATCAATAGCGGACCTATTGGGCTGCTGCTCAACAGAAATAAGACAACAGCATTCAAAGCTGTAACAGGAACAGGGGCCGAGGCAACACAAGGCAAGGGCCTGATCTTTATTCGTGCTGTTGCTTATCAGATCACCTATACGGCTTTCATTGATGACGTGCAGGTGGCTACGTACACCACGCCATCCGCGGGTGATGACGACAACACGATTAGCACTTCACTTGTTGCGACTTCGCTTGCCACTCAGATCACTGCAACTACTGGATATACAGCAGTTAGTGATCAGTACGTGGTGTCTGTCACGAAGGATGACGGGACAGCATTCAAGCTGACGATTGATGATGGTCGCAGTGGTGAGCTAGCCAACGCTTTTACAGACACTGTGCAGACCTTGGCGAGCTTGCCAATCATTGCGCCAAACGGATACATCGTTGAGGTTGAAAGCGATCCATCCACCACGATTGATAATCGTTGGTTGAAATTCACTACGTTTTCAGGCGATCCAATTGGAGAAGGTGCATGGCAAGAGACCGTAAAACCTGGCATTCCATTTGAGCTAGACCCGGACACGATGCCTCTCGTGATCTATCGGGAAGCTGAGAATATTTTCTTTGTTGGTCCTGCAGATGGGACAAAGCAAACTCAGGTTGTTGATGGCAAGAATTATGAATTCACGTTCCCCTCATGGGGAGCACGCTCAGCCGGGGATGAGAACACAGCACCCAACCCTGAATTTATTGGTCGCAAGATTCGTGATCATGTTTTATTTCGCAGTCGATACGTTGTTATTGCAGATGAAACGATCCAACTCAGCGAGACGGATGACATCTTTAATTTCTTCAACGACACATCGTTATCAGTCTTAGACACTGATCCCTTTGGGCTGCGTGGCACTAGCGAAAGAAGCTCACCACTGGAATGGATGATTGCTGTTGAAGACAGCATCCTTGCGTTTTCACAAACGACACAGTTTCAGATTCGCGCAGCAGATGCTGACGTGTTGACACCGCAGACTGGATCTATTTTCAGGCTGAGCAACCTGGAGATGAACAGCAACGTCAGGCCAAAGCTCAGTGGCTCACAGGTTTTGTTTGCTACTAATTATTTTGGCTACACACATTTCCGTGAATTTAAATTCAACAATGTAAGGACTAATAACCAGATGGGTTTAAATCTTGGTAGCAACCAGGATATAACAAATTATCTGCCTAAGTACATTGAAGGGTTGATTACACACTGGGACATTGGGGAAGCTATTGACGTTGCAGTCGCTGTGTCGCCAGTAGATAAGCGAGATCTGTATGTCTACAAATATCTATGGACAACAGCAGAAGGTGGAGGGCAGAAAGTTCAGCAGAGCTGGAGCAAATGGAGTTTTGCGCAAGAGATCCAATGGGTGAGATTCCAGGACAATCAACTGTTCATGTTGATGACTGACGAAGGCGGGACTTATTTCAACATCCAATTGAACGATGAGTTGGAGCTGCCAACAGAACCCCAGATCCATCTGGATCGGCTGCTGCAGTATCCACCTATCCCAGGCGGTGTCTCATCAGCAGTTGTGACGGCAAGCTATGACGCAACATCAAACCTGACGACATTCACGTTGCCGTATGTCCCGGCAGAGAAAGCGCTAGCGATCGTTCGCTTTATCAGTAATGACTATCAAGGCTTAAAGCTTGGGGAGACCAGCACGAAGACCTTGGTTTGCACGGAGAAAGGTGACTGGACTAGCTACCCAGTGGCCTTTGGTGAGCCGTATGAGTTCAAGTATGAATTCAATAAAGCGTTTGTTGCTGACGCGAATGAGAGTGGCACCAAGAGGGTTGGCCAACTTGCAGGCCGCACTCAAGTATTGAGATGGATTATCAACCACGTTGATACCGGGGAATACAACGTACGGATCAAGAGACTTAATCGCATCCCTGACAGTGTTCACCATTACAGGGCACGAACACTTGACGTGTTTAACAACACTCTGGACAAGTCAAACGTTGCACTTGCTAGCGGTGCTTTTGAAGTTCCTGTTTGCAGCAAGAACGATCAGTGCTCTGTTGTTGTTGAGTCTGATTCATGGCTGCCATTAACTGTCACTAGCGCATCATGGCGAGGGGTTTACAGTGACCCAGACAAAGCAGTTGGATAGTTATGGCATTTCCTTGGATGGCAGCAGCAAGCGCTGGTATCAACATTATTGGCAGTGTTATGGGCGGCAACGCTGAAGCGGATGCTGCTCGGGCCGCTAATAAAGCAAGAGAAAAGGCAGCCAAGCAACAACACAAAAATGATTTGAAAGTATGGGAGCTTGACTATCTAAAAAATGTTTCTGATTATTCTTGGCAAGTCGCTTCAACGGCAGCGCAGCGTTATCAGGAACGAGTCAGAGAAGCTGATTACAACAAGCGTCAAGGCTTAATCATTGAAGCTGCAGTTCAGAATCTGCAACTTAATAGCGAAGCAATCCAACAAACGTACATTGTTGAAGAAGGTTTAAGAGCACAACAGGTTTCTCAAGAATTAGCAACAGACCTTGGCGGTCAGATGATCTCCGCCAACAGCGACATCAGCAGGCTAAATGAGAACTCACAACAGCTTGCGATGGATGCAGCGTTAGCCAACAGTCGGTCAATGCAAACCACTGCTGGGTATCTCAACAGCATCAATGCAAGGGCTAATCAAGCTGATCGGTTGATGGCCGAAACAAATGCTGAGGGGCAATCAATACAAGAACAGATCTTGATTGGTGAAAGTATGGATACGTTGAGACGAGATGCTGAATACATCACTGCTATTGCTTCAGGCGCTGAAGCCAGGGCCAGGGCAACTGGCAGGCAAGGTGGCAGCAATAATTCCAAGCGTATTGCTGTTCAAGCAATGCAGCAATTTGGCCGCACTTACGGCGAGATGCAGCAAGTCCAACAAGACAGGAGACGAAACCTTTCTAGCTTTAATCAAAAGATGAATGGTGCCGTTTCTGCTGAGTTCGCCCAGATCGCAACTCAAATGAGTGGTGAAGCAGATCGCATCAAATACACCAGCAACGAGAACGCCATCAACAACCAAGCGCTCATGCTTCAGCAGCTTGGCATTGGCCGTCAAATGTCATCCAGGCAGGCGGTGTTCAACCTCAATACAAATGACTCGTTGAACAAGTTCAGCAGCTTGACGATTCCAAGCTTTGAACTGGCTGCTGCTACAGGCAAACGAGAGCAAAGAGCGTTGCTACAAAACACGCTCAACACAATTGAAGGGGCATCCACTCCGTACCGCGAGGCGATCATCTTCGATCCCCTGGAGCCTATTGCTGGGTTGAAGCCAAAATACAGCGCTCCAACGAAGCAAGCAGTACCAGGGACGGGGGCAATTATGGGCAACGCATTTATGGCAGGTGTCAAAGGTGCAATGAGTCAGAGCTATACAGACAGCTCTGGAAACCTCGCTTTCCGTTGACTATACTGTTGACATCTTTCAACAGTATCAATGTCCGCAAAACTTACAGGTGAAGCCCTGCTGGCCTACGTCCAGGAGAACTCAGGGCTGGATATGGCAACCATGATCGAAGGCGCTGGGTACTCAGCAATGCGCAACGGTCGCCCTGGTCTCAAGAAGACTGAGTTCTTCACGGCACTGTCCGCAGCTCAAGGCATCACCATTGGCGAAACCCTCTCCCAAAGCCAAAGCAGCCGTCAACCTAACTTCCAAGTAAAGGCCAGCAGCCGTGGCGTCATCCCACTCAGTAGCTGTTACGCCACCATGCTCGACGTTCAGCCTGGTGAGTACGTGAAGATTGAACGAGAGGATGATGTGTTGATCCTCAGCAAGCTGAGAGATGAGCCACCTCAGCCTTGCGCAATACTTGCCTAGGTTCTACAGTTTCAGTGTCTTAAGCGAGACCCCTTAAAACCCCTTAGGTTCTCACTTCTCCTAGGGGGTTTTTTGGTGCCTACTTTTCAGCGGCATACAACGCAAAAGCTGATGCCACCATTCCATTCAACGCTTGGCTGATCTGCTTCCCGTCGCACTTATCAACACGCATCACGAAACAAGCTGCTGTTGAGCCCGACAGAATTGCAAGCTCAACAGAGATGATCCCCGTCAACAAATAAAAAGCAGCTCTTTTTCCGCGGAACTCAGCCAAGCAACTCCTCCGCTTCTGCTTCTGTGTATCCAGCTTTTACCAACCTTTGAATCTCAACTCGTGCATTGGACTGGACAGGAAAGTAAGTTCCGTTGTTGACGGGGTTAAAAGCAAACGGAACAAAGTCTGGCTGATAGGTCAGCTCATAAATGCCTAGCTCAGGAATGGCCTTGTCTGTTCCATACATCCGAACCATCTCGTCAGATTCAATGATCCGACCAGTGGTGTTGTTGTAATACATCATTAGTTGTCTCCTGTTTTGAAGGTGTTGAATGTTGATTCGACATACTCAGCATTGTTGCTGTCATATCGAACCTTCACTTGGTAGAACTTGTTGGGTTCCAGTGTTGGCCTATCAGCAAGCGGTACGGCACCGTCTTGCCCTGGTACATCAACCCTGACGGCAAAGTCTGACCAGGGTCCAGTCACTGCATTTGATACTTCCCACGTCCAGGTCCGTGTGGTCAACGTTGCATCAGTGCCAGTGAATGGTGTTGTTAATGGATCACCGTTAGCTGATGTGTACTGGATTGATTCAGGGCTAGGCGCAGAAGCTGTAACCTCAGCACCTTGTGCATGAAGACCAGCTAACCACGTACCAGATACACCGTTAACACCCAAGGTGTTGCCGTCTAAGTATTCGACATCATTGGCTGATGCGATTAGTGGAGTACCAGTGACTTTGGTTTCGCCAGTTGGGGTGACGGATGCATCGACGAGGGGCTTGCCGTCAACAATGACTTGGTACACACCAGACCCATCGTTAGTATCAACAGTGCGTACACCCCTTAATTGATTAAAAGTAAACGGATAAGTGAGATTAGGAAAACTCCATACATTAGAGCCCTGAGAAGTTGCTCCAACAAAGTTGTCATCTGATCCAACAAAATAAGTGCCAATATCACTTGTCGCAACAAATTCAATTGAAGAATTGGCTGTAATGTTTGTTGACGCCGTATGTGTCCAGTTGGCACCTGCAACAGTTTCAGCGACTACAAAAGTAGTTGGATTGCCATCAAATAAATTATCAATGGAGCTATCACTACGTACTCCTGTAGTTGTCCCATCACTCCACTCCTGACTCTGATTCCAACTACTAG